TTACGACCAGCAGCCGCTGCAATGGCTCCAGCCTTCTTATAGGACACGCCTGCTGACTTGGCAATCTTCTTTACAAAGACTGACTTGCCCTGAGCATCCTTGGGACCCTCATTAAATTGCTTAAAGGTCTTCATCTAGATCTCTCCTGTTTTATATCTTGGATCTTCATAATCGATTTCTTCTCCAAGCATCTGACGCCAAACAATACGAACATCCTTACGAAGCAGGTCGGTTTCAGATTGGCCCTTTGTATGACCAACTCGATGAACAGATCCTGTCAATACATTAACAAGACGACGAATAGCCAATGGATTATCCTTATATTTATCGAAATAATTTCTTAAGGTATCTACATTCTTAATATGATTATTCTTCCAATTTCCCTTAAGAGACAGACGCACAACCTGCCATTCAGGATCATCAACAACTACCTTGATATTCATACCCTTAACAATCTTTGGATCAAGCATAAAAAAATCCTCCTTCCGAATCCTCATATTATTAATATAGGTCCAGAAAGAGGATAGTCAAGGGGTCACCACGAATTATTTTGAATTTAATTCTTGCATCCGAACATTATCAAAGAACTCAGACTTAGCATGAGGCGTATTAAACAACCCTTTGAGGACCGTAGTCTGTGTCAAAGAGCTTGTGGCCATGATACCACGATTCTCACAACAACCATGCTTGGCCTGAATATAGACCGCTACATTTTCAGATTCTGTTGCCAGCATAATCTCACGGGCAATATCATTACACAATTCCTCCTGTAGGGTACCCCGACGAGCACACCACTGAGCAATGCGTGTATACTTAGATAGTCCAATAACCCTATCGGTCGGAATAATACCAATATAGGCAACACCCGTAACAGGTTGATGATGATGGCTACACATAGATCTCAACTCTGATCTAACGGTCAACATACCATGATAGGCAGACTTACCCGTATTGGGAAACGCAGTTGCAGCAGGTGGTGGTTCATAACGGCCGGCCATAATTTCATTAAAGTACATCTTGGCTAATCGTCGTGCAGTGCCCATGGAGTTGGGATCATTATGACGATCAATCAATAGGCTGTCTAGTACACCCTCAAAGGCAACAGCCGCTTCATCAATTAATTGTTCTTTTTCTCCGTCTTCAATAAAATCAGAAATGTTATCGCCAGCCCAATAACGACCATTGGCTACCTTTAGCCGATCAGCAATCTCCTGAGCCTTAGATAGCTTATCCTTCTTTAGTATACTCATTAATAATATTTCCCTGTTAATTGTTCTCTAATCCAACTCCATTCATTATAATCCCATTTACGCATTTCTGTAATACCCGAAATTTGTCTGGGCTCATACCAATTGTGAAAATACCTATCATTGGCACTGGAACGAATATGTTCCATAATTTCATCCTCTATACGCAATGCCTCACCCCGTTTATATCTACGGCGCGTGGAGGCCGATATATTACTCGTGTGATGACAGAATACGGATGTTATGGGATGCGGTTCATCCTCACCTCTATAGAGCAACCTAGCCATAGCATCTGCGTATGATGTAATACCGTTTTTATAGACAGTCATTGGTAGGTTGTCTTCAATATGAAATCGTCTTTTTAGTTTTGCAAGGTAGACCTTATAGAGTCTTCCATCATCCTCATTGTAGTCTTTCATAACTACTCCATTTCTTGGCTTTGGACGAGCAGCGTCTACGAATCTCGTCCCATGTTAAATTTGTAGCTCTAGACGCTTCTTCTATATTATCATAGGATTGATTATCAATCACGTATTTTTTATAAAAATAAACTGGAGCAGTGCCTTTATCTGATACCAACTCTATACCAGCCAGGCAGTACTGCTTCTGCCATTTTTTATGTTTGGTGTCCGCTCCATTCTGAAATGGGGACAGGCGAATATTTTCTTCGGAGGTTACTAAATGTACCTTTGTAGCCTCTTCCAGAAGGCTGACCAGATCTTTAAAGGATGGATTTTCTTCTACGATACGGGCTCCTACCATCTGCCGTGAATGGTAATGCTCCTCACAAAACGAAGACGATCTAAATCCATAATCATCAATAAGGGTCTTTGAAACAAGACCAGACTTCGTCGTAGATATATCATAAATGGTAGTGCCGATAGCTCTAGCTAAATGTTGATCGGGTACGATACCCTTCTTAACCATAAGAGCCGAAATTAAATGTGCACCGGTAACCTTGTCCATGTCCATCTCCTTCATCCTATAATATTAATATAGGGCTACTCATAGCGGAAGTCACGGGCCTTCTCAAATATTTTTGACCATTCTTTTAATTTTTCTTTCTTTTGGTGCATCCTGACATTGGTGACAGATCGATTGGCCAACTTATACTCATGACACATCTCTATGAGACACATCACATCGCCCAGCTCTTCTCCAAACTGCTTAGAGGGATAACTATTCCTGCGTTTCATCTTCATGATCTCTTGGATCAATTCAGCCGACTCTTCTGCAAGTATAGTCAGGATCTCTTCCTCTAGGGTTTCAAAGTCTCTGATTCTAGGTTCCAATTGCATTACCAAATAGATAGACATGCATACGACCAGATACGTTATAGCCTCTTTCAAATGCCATGCGAGCTACATCACCAGCAGTAGCATGCTGCTCCTCTTCTCTAGCTCCCACAGGCATAATCCAAACAGGATAATCAACGCCAGCCTCACGGAATAGGTTAACCACTTCATCCAGTTCCTCCCACTCTTCTTGTGTCTGCCCCACAACAAACTTTAACTGACCATTCCTAGACACATCATAATAGTCCTTTACGACATCCGGCTTAATGGCCTTCTCTCTCTTTTCACCTGCTACAGTCCATAACTTAGGAGATACAGAAAAGAAAGCTTCTGGCTTAAAGAGAGGTGATTCCACAATATCTTTAAAGTCATTAGATAGCTTCTGGGTTCCATTGGTCTCCCAAGTAATAGATGATGGTAGATTATCTGAACTATAGAAATGAGTATCTCTCATGGGACCACCAGGCATTTCTCTCAGGGACTTATAGATGTCAATAAAAGCATTCTGTGCATGTTTCATTAACGGTTCACCACCAGTAATACATAAATGATTATGTTGTAGAGATAGTGGATGTCGAAACCAACCTTCTGGGTTATGCTCATTCCTCAGACAATCCGTAAGCTTCTGAGCCAACTCTGCACCGGTTGCTTGACCCATAAGATGCTTAAACTTCTTGGACCAAGTATAGGATGAATCACAACCCTTAGACCATACGGGCAAATCCTCCACTCTATTAACTGAGTGAGCATCGAAGTCAGCATATGGTAATTCGTAGGTCTCAGGTTTAGTAGGATGAGTCTGACCAAAGCCATCACATTGTAGATTACATAAAAAGAATCTAATCCAAGCAGTTGGGACACCCGTATAGTGTCCTTCACCCTGAATAGAATGGAATATTTCAGAGTATGTATATTTCTTTTCAGTCATTACTTATTTCCTCGTCGGCATAATCATAATTTAGTTTTGGTTGCTCATCCCTACATTGTTCTGAGCAATACCATATTTCACCAAAGCTAGAAACACCACAAAATGTATCGCGGGCCCTGGCGTCACCATTTTTTAATTTTGTAAATGATAATTTATGCTGTCTACATCTAGGCATAATAGATTGCAGAGTTTGCTCCATGTTCAGCACATTCTACAGATGTAACCCAACAACGACCATCTGTCATATCCCGCACCAACTTATCTGCAAAGTTGTAGGCATGCTTAGCAAACATTTCAACACCCACTCCATCTAAAATAGTCAGCTCTGCCAACTTCTTCTCGGCCAGCATATGAAAGTCAATTATATGAGGATCCTGTTCATCCAATACAACTTTGTGATCGAACGTATCTTCCAACCATTTCTTTAGAGGTTTAAGACCACCAAAGTCTACTACCCAATTACGTTCATCAAGTGCAGCTGCCTGGAATGTAAATTTAAAGGCCAGGCTATAACCATGTAAGAATTTACAATGAGAGTGGGCATTGGGCTGTCTAAAGCAGGCCGATAGACCAATGTTATGTCCGTATGTTTTAGTCGATTGATATGGCATTATAATAATGTTCCTTGATATTGTGGATCAATCTTCTTAATTCCAAGAGCCCAATTTTCAGCTGCGTCTTCTACATAACGATGTGACTTATTTGGAAACTCTTCTTTATGGAACCAAGTAGATGCATTTTCTTTATAGTATTTAATATAAAGCAATTCTTCCTTAAAGTCAATATGTATTTCACAATATTCTGATTTATCATCCTTATAAAATGTAGACAGCTTCTTACCCATATGTTAGTCTCCCCTAAATTCCATTGCCTTTGGATAGATTAAATTAATAGCATTGGCTACCGCCCCCGCCAATTCTTGATGTTCTTTTTGGGTTCCATGAGCCGAACGTAACTCAATATAATGTATCCAGGAGCGAATAGTACCATTAACATAGAGACGACTGATTGTATTACCTTCTGGTAATATGACTCGAGCTTGTTCTTTGGCAATTCCTCGCTCCCTCGCTTCTTTATAGATACGTTGTACATGGTCTATAACAAACCGTTGTTGTTGTTCCCACCAAACATTTAATGATGTGTCATCCGACTCAATAGAGTTTTGACGATTTGTTGTGTCTTGTAATCTACATTCTCTGGTAACAAATACTCGATCCATTTCATTTGGATCGGCGTAACGCTGAGAGAACTCCTGAAATGAAAATGATCTGTGTCTCAATAGCTGACGAGCAATGTCGCGTGTTGTTTCGACTTCAATACAGGCCGAAGCCATTTCAAAGGGGCTCCAGTGTTTATGTTTAATGAGATAGTCCAACAGTTTTGTCGTAGTCTTAGTGTTGGCCTGATTCTGAGGATTTGAAACACGTGCACAGTATGCAATGAGATCCTGAATGTTGTCCAAACCATTATTGGCAAGTTCCCCTGCATGTATACGACCAAATGGTTGACTATGGGATATAAGACGTGCTGCCATTATTTACCCTGGCCCCGATACTTTTTGAATCCTCTCTTCTTTGATTTATTCATAGAAGCCATCTTAACATTACGACGACCAATAGAGGTCTTTTTATTATTACGTTCAATTGCCACTAGGTGTCTCCCAATAGGCCCCTCCAAGGGGCATAAAATTAAAATTAATTACTACTCTTGGTTGGTCAGTAGATGTAGATCCACGATGTAACATATCCTGATCCATAATTAGGGCAGAGTTCTTTTTTGATTCCTTGACTACATTATCGGCCGGCATCTCTACTGTCGTATAACCATTATTATCATTTACATAGTATACGGCTGTCTTGGCTCCTTCTATATAATCCATATCAACATGATTATTAAATTCCACAATTTCCTTTGTAGGTAAAAGTAGATTGGCCTTTATCCTATATATTAATTCGTATTGCTTTGACTTTAGTTGTAGTTCGGCCATGATATCTAGGCAGGCGGCCTTAACACCATCTGAGCTTCTCCATTGACCATCATAAAAGATATCATGTACCATCATATAGTTGCCGTCATATTCTTTATCGACACCATGTACCAGAAACCAAGGGAAGTCATCCGTAAACAAAAACAATTGTTCAATCGCATTGGCCTTATCATCATCTAATACATGATCCATTGTAGTCGTAACCGGATGATGGGCGATCATGGCATCTAGTGTATCATCGTTAATCAATTTTAAATCCTTTAAATCTTTCATTCATTTCTGATTTATCAAAAGCTGGTCTATCGTCCACAACCCCTTCTTCTGGATTGTCGGTATCAAATAATTTCATACGTGATCTATCAATACCCAGTACAAATCGTTTTTTATGATTAGGATCATTATACCTATTCTTCAGCTGCTTTACCATAACCTGCCCCAACTGTTCTAACTCCTCAGACGAGATAAGAGCGAACATGAGGTCTGCCGTAGCGGGTAGTCCAAAAGACTCGGACGTATCCTCAAGCCCAGGATCCGAGCTAGTGAAACCCGAACGTGTCGTCTGCGTTGCAGATACAATCGGAACGTTGAATTCAACTGCCAGGCCACGCATTTCTTCCGCAATTGCCTTAATATAGGAATAAGAGTTGATAGCACCGCCAAGACCTTTCATTCTGGATGAAGCGCATATATTAAGATAATCAACAAAGATCATATCGGGTTCAAAATTACGTTTAAGTTTTAGTTCATTAAGTAGTGCCCTAAAATGTCCGCAGTGGGCAGATCCTGTTGGATATTCTTTTATAATTAACTTACCATTAGTCCTGGACGCAATATCATCTACCTTTGTGGTAAGTATGGCCTTGGACACATTTTGTAATTGATCTAATGGTATATTTAGTAGGTTGGCGTCAATCCGCTCCGCAATACGCTCCTCTGCCATTTCTAATGTAATATATAGTACATTACGGCCTTGGGCCAAAACAGATCCCGCTACATGACACATAAAAAGAGACTTACCGACACCAGTACCGGCCAAACAGATATTAAGTGTTTTGTTGGGCAATCCACCCTTTGTAATTGTATTAAAGTAATCAAGATCAAAAGGTATACGATCTTCGGCTGCATGATAAAATTCATAACGTTCTTCGACATCTTCGATATAGTCATGACCTACCGATGGATCAAAAGTAACTGCCAAGGCATCCTGTAATAGAGTAGGTAGAGCATTCTTAGTCAGTTCTTTATGCTTACCATCAATGATACTGATGGATTCCATAATAGCATTATGTATTGCTCTGTCTTGACACCATTTCTCGGTCGTATCATATAACCAATCTGAGTTTACTTCTTCTGTGTGAAATACATGGGGTAGTATCTCAATGGCATGTCTATAGTGTTCATCCGAAAATTTATCCGACTGATTAATCTCAATTTGAAATGCTTCTAGTGTAGGTAATCTATTATATTTTGATACATACTTTGCCACCTGATTAAACAACTGCCTATAGACGCCCTCAAAATATTCTACCTTTATAAAAGGTAAAACTTTACGCATGTAAGGTTCATTAGTAAGTATATTCCGTAATACGGTCTGCTCAATATTATGATTCAACAGTTTTAGCCTCATTTTTTATCATCTGTTCCATTATACTAAGTAATATGGATCCAGTCAACTGATGCCACTCTAGGTTTTCATCATAATTTTCCTCAACAGGGCTATAAATTATATCGGCCGAATATTTCATGGTCTCTCCATCATCAGCTATCTTAATGGCACCAAAGTTAAAAATAGTCTCAGCAAAGTCACCAGTTAGTAGTTTTATGTCCCATCCGTCATTTTCATTTGGAACCAACTCATAGTCTTCATTCTCTATCATGCTTCCTCCACAATATCATCCATGTCTACTAACGACTGGTGGCCAATAGAATATTGCTTCTTCAGGAAATCCTTAAAATCCGTTTCAGCAAAGATTGGATCCCAGAAGGACTTATCAAGAGTGGCATCATACCGAACCTTAGGTCCCATCTCTCCAGTAGACTGATCAACTGTAGCATACCAGCCATTAGAAGGCTTAGTAGCATAACCGCCAGCAAGAGCGCAATCGAGAAGACCAGAATACTTGCGGACACCGCCATCCCAAGACACCGTAATGGGAATCTTAGACTTCTCTTTAACATAACGACTCTTCTCCACATTAATTACAAAATGATAACCCTGAATCTCTGTACCCTTCTTATCCTGCTGTCTGCCCAGGATCCAAATGTTATCGGCTGAATAGTAGATTCCGGTACCACCACCAACAATGGCCTTGGGGAATAATCCGATCTCTTGATAGGTATGATTAACCGCAATCAAAGGAATGTTACGCATCGTAAGATAGGGCGTGCACATACGGAACAGCCCCTTAAGAGCCTTGGCCCGAGACATATCGGCAACCGACTTCTCGTTCTTAGCATCTTCCAGTTCTTTCTTGGATGCTAGGTTACCAATAGAATCAATAACGACAACAACATTATCCGTCCGTTCAATGGCTTCAAGCTGAGCAATAATATCAAATTTAAGTTCTTCTACATTAGCAATGGGTGTATGTAGGATACGAGATGTATCAATACCAAACTGTTCAAAGTATGATTGTGGGGAGCCAAACTCAGAATCATAAAATAACATAACAGCATCTGGATGTCGTTTTAGATAGGCACCGGCCATTAGTAGTGCAAACGAAGTCTTAAAGTGTTTTGAGGGTCCAGCCAGAACGGTCAGCCCGGGAGCCAAGCCACCATCTACAGAACCAGATAGTGCTACGTTTACCATGGGAACATCAGTGGGTGTCATATCCTTTTCGGTAAAGAACTTAGATTCAGCAAGAATTTCGCTAGTCTTGATCTTGCTGTTCTTCTTCAGTTTGTCCATAATTGACATGTTGTTCAATCTCTCTTTCATCAAGGTCGTATTTGCTTCTATACTCATTATTAATTTTAACAACATTTTCAAGTAATGTCAACCGCTTACTGAATTTAATAAAGGCAGATGTATCCTTTGGAAAGCAGGCGCCTCCAAATCCCTGCTTGTTGTCAAAGCCGGGTACCTTTGTATGTGAGGTGCCAATACGCTTGTCCATAGAAATACCATTAAGTATGGACTTAAAGCTGGTTGCTACACCCATTTCTTTACAGATATCATATATCTGATTAAAGAATGTAACCTTAGTGGCCAGAAAACTATTAATAGTATATTTAATTAGGCTGGCTTCGACACCCGAACAATGAAAAGTGGGGCAGGGACTACATAGACTATAGTTGAGATAATAATGTTCTACCAGCTGGGTATACTTTTTTACACCACCAAATATATGATACTCTGGGTTTACGAACTGCTCATTGGCATTCTTCTCGGTTAGAAATTCAGGGCTATAGACCACATTACTATTTTTTGGATCTGATTGTATTTCTTCTATAAAGTCAGGAGGTACTGTGGATTTAAGTACAATAGGGCAGGCTGGAGTTCCGACTCGCCCGTTGTTGGTTAATTTGTCAATTACATCTTTTACGATAGATGTGTCGGCCGAACCATCTTCCTGCATTGGGGTAGGAACACATACAAATACAATGTTATAGGAACTTACCTCAGCCTGATGAAACTCATCATAGTAATAGGGGTGTTTGTTCCCATATTTAATGTCTACAATTTTCTTTTTTAGATCCGGGTGGGTAAATCCATAATCAACTGCTTTCCCCACAAAACCATGACCAATGATTAATACTTTCATGTATCCCCCATTATATCCTTTTTAAGCTCTTCTCCATAGACCCTCTCTCTGAGATCGGAAGTGGAAAATCTATGGTCTCTTTTATTATAGTATATTTCTATACCTCTCTTTGCACAAATGGCGCGGCCTGTATATCTACCAGCCTTCTTATATTCTTCCCCTATTATACGTATATCTATATTAAAGGTCAACAAAATATCTTCACAGTCTTTTTCTGTTTCATAGGGTATAATCTCATCTACATACTTCACACCACTCAGCTGTATATATCTTTCGACTAGTGTTTGTATGGGTTTATTTTTATCGGGCCTATCTCTTGAGGGATCAACCTGCAGACCACAAATAAGATAGTCGCAGTGGTCCTTTGCTTCTCTGAGCATTGCGATGTGTCCAGAGTGAAGAAGATCAAAAGTGCTAAAGGTTATGCCAATCATTTGTTGTAATTCTTATGATCAAAAATTCTATTTGTCAATAACCATTTCTTACGTTCAATACCTTCGGTCATGTCTTTATACTCCAGTCCTGATATCTTATCACCAAATAACAGAGTGCCGATTACATCACCCGCCTTAATCATATGCTTCTTGTCTTGTCGTGGCCAAAAGGTAATAATATTAAGAGGTATGTGGTCACAGTCTACAATACCAGGAGCTATCCTGTAGGGTATATCTTTTTTCCAATAGAAGGGATCTATATATTGTACCCAAGTAGGAGCATCAAGTATATAATTAAACATAAACTTTATTATAATCCAATCATCATCATTATCAATTTGTCTAGCATCATGAAATGTGATACCCATATAGGCAGCAAATGAATCGGCGGCAATTGTGCGGGTTTCACCTCTTTCAGATGTTTCGATCATAATGTCACAGGGTGATTTGATGACCATAGTATTGGTAATTAATTTTGGAAAGGCGGGGCAATGTTTTACGGTCTTGTTTGTTGCGATCTGTGTATTATCATAGATAGAACCATTAATGATATCATTCCAATTTTCCATTATAAAGTCTTCTGACTTCCCGACTTTTTCTCCTATACCATTATATATGTCTTTCCACCAGAAGGGAGGTTCTTTGACCAATACTTCATCTACACTATGACCCACCTGTTTTTTGTAACCGTTTTCAAAATGAAATATATCGGCAGGTGAATAATTTACTACGATACTCATAAATCAGTCATCCGCATCATCATCACGATCAATGGTAAACGTCATAGTGCCACCACCTGCAACATCAGTTTCATCATATGACGTAGAAGTGTTGATAGTTATAGTTTCCTCTTCTACATCGTCTAAATGATAACCTACTGTCTCTCTTACAATGTCGTGGTGGTTAAACTCTGCCCAGTACAACTCATAGGCAACCCCAGACTGTAAACATTCAAATTGATGATATAGTCCTGGCTTTACCTTATGATATTCACCAGCACTGAGACGAGTAATGTCACAAAGATCATAATCTTGTTGCCATGTACGAATAAGCATTTTACCCGACTCTACATAAAATCCATTCCATTTATATCGGTGCATGTGTTTTGAACATACACCACCCTCTTCCATTTCAATACGATGAAACTCTAAAGCACCATTAGCTTCAATAAGTTCGGTTGTACCCCACACTTTTCCAGCTTTCATTTTTCATTCCACTTCTTTACATCTTCAGGTGTGTTAATTTCTACTCCGTTAAACTCACATGGGAATACACCAATATCCCATCCATTTTTTAACCAGCGGATTTGCTCTAGTTCTTCGATACGTTCTTCACGTGTGCCAGTCAAACCTGGATACATTTCTAATGCATTACGTTTGTAGCCATAGATACCCAAGTGCCAATCCCCATATCCAGTCAAGCCTCTACCAAACCACAAACACTTATCAGCAGCTCTAACTAGCTTAACAGTATTAGGATCATTCTGTTGTTCCTTTGGCATCATAGCACACATAGTAGTAACACTATAGTTTTTTAAATGCCAGACAGTCTTCTCAATCATCTCTACAGTTACATCAGGCATATCACCTTGAACATTAATAAACTGATTGTACTTATCAAATAGAGTTGATTTTATAGCCCCTGCACACCTCTCAGTGCCATTAGCATATTCTGTCTCAGTACACCATATTTCGGCTCCTACTGATGCAGCTGCCGAACCAATAAGTCTGTTATCTGTTAATACATATACAGGCAATTTAGACTTCTTACACGCTTTGACAACTCTACATATCATAGGTACATCAGCTAGTTTAGTTAATGGCTTGCCAGGAAAACGAGAACTGTTGTACCTAGCTGGTATGAGAATAGCGGTTCCAGATGATGTCATACACTGTCCTTTCAAAATCTTCTAACTTTAACATATTGGGGCCATCACTTGGAGCATTATCTGGATCTGGGTGGACTTCTAAAAAGAAGTTACTAACACCCATAGCAGCGGCAGCGCGAGCAAGACCTGGAACGTAATCACGATTGCCGCCACTCGATTGCCCATTGCCTCCTGGCTTTTGGACAGCGTGGGTAACATCAAAAACGATAGGTACATCGTAATTGTCAAGCATATACTGAATCCCAGTATAATCAACGACCAAAGTATTATAGCCAAAGCTAGTACCTCTCTCTGTGATCCAAACTTCTTTTGCACCTTCAGTTTTAGTCAGAATGCCCCCAACATCCCAAGGAGCAAGGAACTGACCCTTTTTAATATTTACAATGCAATCTGTAGCACATGCAGTTCTAATGAGATCAGTCTGCCGACATAGAAATGCAGGTATCTGAATAACGTCTACCCAACTTCGACATCTACTTATTTGTCCTTCAGTATGAACATCTGTTAGGATCTTTAGACCATGATCTTTCTTTAGACTCAAGAGATCGGGAATAGCATAATCAATACCTATACCGCGTATGCCATCCATACTAGATCGATTGGCCTTATCGTAGCTTGCCTTAAAGTAATAATCAATACCGTACCTATCACAAACACGTTTACATTCTGTAGCGATCTCTAGACTTTGTTCCAGGCTTTCGTGTTGACACGGACCCGCAATGATTCTCATTTATTGTCTGCTCTATTTGATATGATCGTCTCATACATATAAAACAGCTGCTCAAATTTCCATTGGTACAGCTGCTCCACGCCCATCAGCGCATTCATTAATTCGTCGGTAGTCGGCTCTCGCGCGCCATCACCAATCTGTTTAAAGACAGTTTTTAGGTCTTCACAAATATTCCAACATTCCATAATTGGTTGTTCAAGATCATGTAGTTGCATTATAATTGACTATCCTTTTTAGTTAACTGCATAATTCTTTTGTATGCATTTTGTAGATCGGCCTGTAGCTGATGGACGTTATTTTCAAGTAAATCTATTCTATTGGCCTGGGCCACAATAATCTTTCGATTCTTTTCGGCTTCCATTTCATCAGGTAACATTATCCTATTACTCCGTTCTTGTAGGCATATTCCAAGGCATTGTTGGCCTCTATATCTAGAGGCCTGTTCTCATATCGATTAGTGGTATCTCTATCAATTTGTCTTATCAATTCTACTATCTGACTAGCATTAATGGGATATCCCTTTTCGACTGCATTGGCCGCAATAGAGATCATTAACTTATAGATCATTCTATAGCGACCCGTACCATCCATACCAGATATACTTATATACTCTCGTAAAATATTCTTATTGACAAATGGACAGTCTTTGTAGTCGGACCATATAAAGCTAGTGTTATCTAACTTACCCTTACGATATTCAGTAATCTGTTCACGCCATGCCGGCGGCAATCTATCCATAAAGTCTCTTGAATCTCTTTTTTCATCGTAGGGATGCTTTGCTAGGATATAATCAATATCCATAGGAATGCCATCATTAATAAAAAAGAAATTATTAGCATCAAGATAAGTTGCAGGAATATAGTACATCCTAGAAAGATCCTTAGTCTGCTTATCTCCGATGTCCGATAACTCGCTATTGAGTGCAAACCAGAAGTGTCTGATCTTATCTTGTGCAATTGAACCACTAAGCTGGAATACCAACCGAAACTTTGGATGAGAGAAATCACTGCTAGCGGTAGAGTAACACACAAAACTATAATCACCATAGTGCTCATTTAAATACCCCTCTAGGTCGCCCTCAATCTCAATATCATCAACATCAACAGCAGCCCAACCTGCCCAAGCAATGACATTTTCGTTCTTTCTAGTAGTATTAGGTTTAAATACAGCTGGCGATATAAGTTCTGCATCTTGCTTACCATCTAATTTCCTTTCAGAAAGTTTATTTAGGAACTTTACAAATTTAGGCCAAGTCTCAAAGTCCATACGACGATGGGTCTTATTATCATATACAAACCTATTTTCCTTTTCCCACCAACGGGGCGATTTAAATACTGTCAAAGAATACATTATGCAAAAAAGTCCTCTAGCGTTGCGACAGGTTCTACATCCCAACCCACGGCATCAAGAAGATGCTTAATGGGGTCAACAAAAGATTTATCATACATTTTATTATAATCCACAAATCGATGTACGTCAAGCTCTTTCGGTAGTATAGTTGGGAATGCAATAACATTTTCTTTTATGGTATTGGGCATCTTAAGGTAACAAAACTTAATCTTTTCACCATTATTAATCATTTCATACTTTTGGGTCAAGTCATTACTCTTTATGTGATGGTTATAGAGTAGTGATCCCCTAACGTGTATTGGACAAGCCTTTAGGTAGATCGATCGATTGTCGGACCATTTATCAAGACCCTTACATCCCCTAGGAAAAGATATATCCTCTGGTCGTAGGGCCTTAAACTCTTTTCGGAAGTCGGCGATAAAGTTTTGAGTGGCCTGCTCACCCTCTTCCAAAATAATCTTAAAGATCTGTTTAAACTTATCACGACACACCTGAGGAGTAGAAGATCTAACGGCATCAACACCCATCATCTTTATCTTGGGCTTATCATAACGAACACCTTCATTATCCCAGACATTAAGTATATATCTTTTCTTGGCGATCCAGGCTCCGCGATCGGCTATAACCTCTCGCGACATCTCCATACGGTTCTCCTTGGAGTTAAGGACCTTGTATAAGCTGTTATACGCGTTCTCTAGTATGGGTTCTATTTTCTCTTGAGCTATCTTGTCAAGAAAGTCTATAGGTTTTTTAGGGCTAAACTTATTGACCAAGTCACTCATATTAACATACAGGGAATCGGTATCAATGGCTATTACATAATCCTTTCCCAGAGTGTCTAGTGTTTCATTGAGATACTCATTAATAGATTTTTCGGCCCATCGAATGGCCAGCTGACCCGTTAGTGTAATTGATTCAGCAATGCGAGGATCATTATATCTAAAATAGTTATTGGCATAGGCTCCATATAAAGAGTTCATAAGAATCTTAATAGCCATCTGTTGATTAGTAAGGTCAGCAATCTGAGCTTCCAGTCGTCGACGTTCTTGCTGCCAGCTCTTATTATTTGTAAATCTTTTTAGGTGTTCAAGTTTTGTAGAGCTGGATGTATTGGCTCCGATGACGGCACCAGAACCATCCGAATCTAAAAGCTTTTGATGTTCCAATAGAGCCTTAGCAGATTCATAGTCACCCATACTTTCATAGGTCTGCTGAATCTGTAACATTTTATTCTTTACGACTCGTCGTTCATCATAATAGGTTTTAATGACACTAGGTATGATACCATCAACATCCTTTCTAAACCTCAGGCCTGTTGCCGATATAGCAACGTCTTCTTTTAGCTCAGGTATATGACCATTCAGAACATTATGGACCGACACCCCAAATTCAATACCCGGTAAAACGGTTTCTGGCGACATATTATTCTGAACAATAATATTGGGATACAGGGAGTTAAGATCAAACGATACGACCCAATCATGCATACCAGCCTGGGGCTCTTTTACATAGGCTCCTTCATATTCTTTCTTTGACTTGACTCTCTTGGGAGGTACGGCAATCTGCTGAGCCAATAGAATACGATAGATAATGGCATCCCAAATCTGAACCGTACCAAAGGTCTCTGCGTAGTTGACACCACCTCGATAGGCCATCGTCATGGCAAGGTTAATAAGGTTTAGCTTCATGTCTAGCTGTTCTATGAGCTGGACATCCTTTAGGTTATAGTCTACATACTTTTGGTAGTCATGTTTATAGAGACCATTAAGATTACCATACTCTTCATAATCTAACTTTCGTTCACCCAGGACAGTATGGGCTATATGATCAAGTTTATAGGATTCTTGGGCACCATACTGAAACCCAAACTTACGGAATAGCTCAAGGTAATCCAACTGCTGAATACCGGCAAAGTCATAGAACAGGTGGGGTCTACCGGCAATATTTATTGTCCTGTCTTCAACCATACCCCAAGGAGAAAGTTTTCTATAGACATCTCCACCAATGATGTTCTTAATACGATTAACCAAATAAGGAAGATCAAAGCCCCTAGTATTCCAGCCGGTGACAATGTCTGGAGCCCACCTAGGATCTGACCAATAAGATAGCCAATCCAATAGAAGTTCCACTTCATCCTTACACTTCTTATAATGTATGTGGTTAACACCTTCAATTTCACATTTGTCGGGATCATAGTCATAGAGCCCCCAGACCCAATAGGTATCGGTTTGATTATTTTTCATTGATATGGTCGTGACAGGATGTGCAGCCGATTCAGGAAATGGAAAGCCTTCATCTGAAGCTACTTCGATATCAATATATGTTATATTTACCTGCGTCTGATCAAATTTTAATTCCTTCTCAGGAGTAAATTTATCTGCAATAAACTGTGTAATATAGTTTGTAG